GAGTTCAGTCTGAACATTTTCAGAGGGTTTACGAATATTCCAGTTAACGTTATCGTAAAAACGAGCGATCGATTGGTATAGGATCTTATCAAACATCTTCTCATAATCAATCTTAAAAATATCTTCGAACTCTACTGGATACTCATACTTAAAACCAATCGACTGTAGGCCATACTTATTAGGAGTCTCAACATACATAAAGCGAACCTTATCTCCTGATGAGAGCTCTTCATACTTATTACCTGTACCTAATCTCTCCAGAAGCTGGTTATAGAAGTAAGCAGACTTAGCATGCACTGGCATACCTTTTACAGTTTCAAATCCCTTACAGGCTACTGCATGCTTCTCATAACCTTTAACACCCATAACAAAAGCAATCTCTTGAGGTCCTAGAGTCTTAAAGGTTTCATACGCTTCATTAAAGATCTTATTAGTCTTTGCTAGTGACTTTGTCTTCATCATAGTTTCAATAATACCTTTAGCATATGGCTTAATAGCATTAGGCATAGTAGTACGTACAACCTCAACACCTGTATACTTGTACTTATTCTCCTTAATACCCTCATCATCTAATATATGCAGAACGTAACGTTTCTTCTGAAGAAAAAGACCAGCGTCAGCTATCATCTCACGCTTGAATATAAATCGAGGATCTTTTGTTAATAGAGCTTTTCTGGACCATTCGGTAATACCAGCGTTAAGGTAGTCCTCGATCTTTTGAATCTCTGTATATGTCTCTTCGTTAACTAAACCTTTCTCTTCATCTTCCCAAAACTTAACACCGTTTTCAACAAGAGGTTTGATAGATATATATGATGAATCAGTATCATTATAAACAATGCACTGCTCTAGAGTTTGTTCTGTAATATTTTCACTACCTACTTGCTCACGAATATAATCCTTAAGTAATTTATTAGAGTACTTAATAACAGCTTGACCAGTTAGAGTAACACTAGCAGCAATATCATCATCACCAATAGGTGCTCGTTTATTACCCATATAACCATAACAAGAGTTAATCAAAATCTTAATAACCATCTGAGAAGTATTAAGACGTTCTACCTCATACTTAAGCTCAGTATTATCTGGATCCTTCTTACGTGCCTGTAAGCATTTAAAGAGTTCTTTCTTAATAACAACACGCTTGTTGTAGTAGTACTCTAGAAACTCCGGAATAATACCTTGCTTCTTCTGACTAAAAAGGAATCCAGCTTTCGATAAGGCACACTCTTCATCTTTCAAGAACTTAACGAACTCCTTTCTTGTCAATTCAAAGTGACGTCCTGAGTTATGAGCAATAACAACCTTATCATCAGTAGTCTTTTCAACCTTACCGACTTTAGTCTCTGGTGAAGTATTGAGAGAGATCATTACGTTAGGGTATAGAGAGTTAGCATCGAAGGATACTATATTCTCTTGAAAGCCACGCTTAGGTTCTGCAACATATGCCCCGGGGTTCTTATGATCTTTATCACCGTTCCTAACAAAAGTAGAAATAACTTCACCTCTAGCTCGTGCTCTAGTACAAAGAGCACCATTAATGACACCAATCGTACCCATTGCGCCCTCTAGAGTAGTTAAGCCAACATATGACAACATACGTAGTAGAGGAATGTATTGTAGCTTCTCTTCTAGTCTAACTAACAAGTTAACATCTTGAACGTTGTAGTCAATAAACTTATTCCAGTCTTGATCAGCTAATTCATGAAGAGCCATACCTTCATAATCAATCTTCTTCTGACCTAGCTCAAGTTCACCAATAGCATCAAGCTTATATGACTCTCTTAACTTAAGACAAAAACGTTTATAGATATCTAGATAGTCAAGATTAGCAACACCATCAGCAAAGTAACGTTTCTGCTCTTGTCCGAACATACCCTTACGCATACGATAGTAAACGTTACGTAAGGGTGACATTCTATCGACATACTCTTGACCGAGTATACGCTCCATCCGATTAATAATGTAAGGTATATCAAACCCTTCGGAGTTCCAACCACTTAGCACATCCGGATATTGCTTCTCGAGATAATTAAGGAATGCAATGAACATCTCACGCTCACTCTTACAGTAGGTATAGATAAGATCATCACGACCTTCACCAGTATAAGGTTTAATACCAAACGTATGAAACTTCTTACTAAAGTTATCCCAACAGGTAATAACATTACATACATGAGTAGGATCATCCACATCGGGAAAGCTATCTACAGAGTAAGTTTCAATATCAAGAAAGCAATACTTGATAGGATGCTTATTAAACTCAGGCTTCTCGTTCTCAGTACCATAAGTATCAAGTAAAAACTGTTGTACCGGTGGAGCATTCTCAAATACCCGCTTTACACCAGAGTCCTGAAGGAACTTATGACGATTATAGCCAGTTGTAAAGGAACGTTTCTTAACTTTAGTACCAAAGATAGAAGTCTTATCGCCTCTAGGATCTTCTACGTATAAATAAGGTTCGAACGTACACTCATGACGAGTTCTATCACCATTTTCGTTCCATCCGAATAGAGTTATCGACTGATCACGTCCATTATAAACAACGTTTCTATACATATAATACTATTATACAATAGTTCCTTATAAAATCTACGGATTCCACTTCTTAAGAAAGGTTCTTTTATCAGAACCGTGTGGTGTTAGTAACGCTTCCATATGAGCGCCTATATTATTTTCAGATTCTAACACTCGACCTTCAGCAATCCCCCGTAGCTTACTAATATTACTATAGTATCGCTTACTATTCTTCCTATTAAGAATCCAATCGATTTTCTCTTCGAACTCCTCCGGTGTACTAAATTTAAGATCATCTGGAGCAGTATGATATGTCTCCATATTCTGACACAAGCAAGGAATACCAAGTGTGCAAGCTTCAATAAACTTAATATCTGACTTTGAATTATTAAAATTACTGACCTCTAAAGGTGCTACCATTAATTGTGCATTCAAGCTTCGTATAAATGTAGGATATTCTAGCAAACTCTTCCAAGTATGAAACTCTATCTTACCTGCTTTTACTAAATCCTCCAACGGTGGTGGAAAAGCACCTACAAAAATCCATTGATACTGATTAACTGTCTTACGAATAACAGAAACTACTTCAGACATATCATCTTTACCTCCTGTTTTATTCCCTACATCATAATGAGCACCAGAGCCAGTATATAGGATACGAGGCTTCTTTTTATTTTTATCGTAACTCTGTTGTACTTGGCGTCTATTAAAGAGGTATCCCATCCATGAATAGGGTACAAAATTAGGAATAACAGTTACTTTCTGATTACTAATTTTAGATTGAAATAACTTGCGCATAAAGTCATTAGTCAGAGTAACTTCATCACACATATCCATAATTTCAATACAATTATCACGCACCTCTTTTGTATCAAATGCAAACTTAAACTTATTGTAGTCCGGAATCTCTTCTCTAAATACTACATCATCAACCTCATAAATAATTTTAAATCCATGCTCTTGCTGTACCTTTTTAAGATGTTTTACAAAATCAACTTGCGCTTTAGAAGCTTGTCTTTGCAATTTTACACATTTAACACCCTCATACCATCTTGGATCAGCTACCATTGCTGTGGTACTCTGACTAATAGCCCTACCAGAAGCGTTAATAACTTGCTCAGGCCAAAGGATACGCCAATGACCACATCCGGAATAATCAGCAAGATAATTAATAATTCTCGCCATTCCATTCTCACGTGGCTCCGGATTCTTTTTAACTTGTACTGGTGCAGTATGCCTATTTAAAGTAAAAGGTGATGCAAACGGAGCAGGAAAAGGGTTAGTGTTTATCACATTAATATATTAATCTATCTCTCCTCAAATGCAACTCGTTTTGTTATTCCATTTTCTTTTGTGAGAAAAATAACATCTCCTGTAGCTGCTTTAATAGACTCTTTACGGTGAGATATAACTATCGAGCACTCGTTTAGTTCTTCTGTACGTTCCTGTAATATTTGTGTTACTAATTCGAGACCTTTATCATCGAAAGACGAGTCAAAAAGTTCATCATATATAGCCAAGTTATATTTAACACCACCTTGCATACGTCTCAAGTCAGAAAAGGTAAACAAGCAAGCTAAATCCATAGCTTTTCTTTCTGCTCCAGAGAAGTTAAAGTAAGAGCATATCTTATTTTTTTCATTAATAATCTCTTCTTCAAAATATTCATTAAAGATACAAATAGAGTTAGAGTCTAGTTTTTTAAGATAATGAAGTAACTTACTATTTAACAGTTCTAATAGCTTATTAACAATTACAGACTTAACTCCTTCTTCAGATACAACATATTTTACAATATCTAGTTTTGCTAACTCTTTTTTAAACTTAGATACTTTCTTTTCAATATCCTTTAAACGTGTTCCGGTTTCACTAATAAGATCATCAAAATCAGTTGTACCTTTCTCAACAGCAGCAAGATCAATATCAAGTTCTTTCTCCCATTCGTTAATCTGCGCAATCTGTTGATTAATATTAACCCTCTTTTGATTGGCTAGTTTAACTTCTGAAAGTTTATTTGTTTGACCATTAATAGCTGCCTGTACTTTAGTCTTTATTTCTTTAGCATTAGTAAGAGCTGCATTAACAACTTTAATATCCCCAACCATTGATTGCATTCTAACTCTGAGAGTTTCTTTCTCAGACTCCATATGCTCTACATCATGATCAGCCATTGGTCGTAGACATACAGGACATTCAGCTTCATCTGTACCAATTTTACTATATGTAGATTTGGTATGAGTTACTTCAGCTTTTTTCTCACCTATATCACCAACATACTCACTAATTTTATCTTCACAGGTATCACGCTTAATATATAGATCGTCAATCTTTGCTTTAATTGCATCTGTATCACCTTCAACAAATGTAGCTAAATCCTCTTGTAATGCTTTTTTATCTCTAGTATTATTATCTCTACGCTCTAAATAAAGTTTCTTCTTTTCTTGTCTGCGATTAATAACACTATCTCTCTGATTATTATAACTTACAAGAGTGGTTTTTACTTCTTGCATTTTTGTTACCTCGATATCAGACTCACGCTTAATATCATTATACTCTGTACGTATTTGAGATAACATTTTACTAAAGACTTCCAAGCCGAAAATATCCTCGATAAATTTCCTCTTCTCGATCTTATTTTTTGCCATAAATGGAACAGCGTTGTTCACAGTCATAATGACACAGTTCTGAAAAATAGACGGTGTAGCAGACGTCATATCACAAATGTATTTGTTTGTATTACCAATACTATCTCTTGTCTTATCTACACCATCTTCATATAAAAATACTTTCGAAGGGTTAAGATGTCTTACAATTTTAAAGTTACGAGTATTGCTTGGCGTAACAACTTCAAAGTCTAATTCAACGTGAGTCTTACCACCAGTAATGTTGTTGGGTATAAGATCTTTTTTAAGCTCGCGAAGAGTATCACCGAAGATAGCAAAATAAATAGAGTCAGCAACAGTACTCTTACCAATAGCATTACGTCTATCTGGCTTATCTTTATTCTCGCCAGTAATAACATGTAGACCTCTATCAAACTTTACTTCTACAGGCTCTTCACCTACGGAAAGAAAATGCTGGATAGCTACTCTCTTAAAATTAACTTGCTTCATACTTTACAACTCTCGTATAGCCCAAGGGTATAATCTATTATAGACTTTTTATTTGAAGGTTCAAGCGAATTAATAAACTCTTCGATAGCTTGCTCGATATCCACGCCTGATAAATCTTCAATATCTTCTTTACTATCAAGTATTCTATTGAAGTTAATATCATAATCATAAGTCAATACTTCTGGTTTAAGATTAGCAAGAACGCGTTGAAGTATGTCCATATCCTCTTGAGATATATTCATATCAATCTTAACCTTAACAATATTATTTGTAAATCTTGATCTTATAAATGAAGTAATCTCACCAGCTTCAACCAACTCACTAAGACTGATCTTATTATAGTTGGGTGAGATATTATTAGCAAAAAACTCATACTCCATTGTATCAAGATCTAAAATATGATAACCTTTCTGGTTACCAGCATCACCAAAATCCATCTGAAAAGGATTACCTACATATAAAATAGTACCTGCTCCAAATTTCTTTTCATGTCTAGTATGAAAGTGACCTGAAATAACTAACTCAGATTTCTTAAGAAGGTCTTTTACCTTTACACCCTCTTCACAGGTCTTATAGGTATTCATTTTGAAGGTCTCAATCTCAAAATGACCAACAATTAGGTCACTCTCTTCGATATCCTTTGTAGCTGTATTCCACGGACAGAAAGATATCTTCTTATCGAATGCTTCTACTATTTCATATTTCTCAAGTACAGTTACATTCTTACGACTTTTAAAAATAGATAATGAATTAACATCTGTTCTATGTTTATAGTAGATATCATGATTACCTGTAATTGCAATCAAGTTAAACTCGGAAAGTATATCTAGTATATCAGCAGATATCTGCAACGTATTAACAGATATCTCTGAACGATTATGATGCCAATCACCAGCAAAAATTAGGTCTTTAATACCCTTAGCACGACACTCATCTCTAAACCAATGAGCCCATTCAACTGCATAATTATGCCAGTCAGAACTATTAGAGTGAACTCCAAGGTGTAGATCTGAAAAGATTGCTACCTTGGGCTTTTTAATAGTCGGAATCATGTTCGGTACCAATTGGTTTCACATACACTGTACCTTGTGTGTTGTTAGGATCTGCCATATACTCTTCATATACTTTCTCCTTGTAGCTTGTAATAGCTTGATGATGTTTTTTCTCTTTCTTAATGCGATTAATAAAAGCATGATAAGCAATAGTAGTAAAGTAGGAAAACGGATTTGAATTATTTTCGAACTTGTACTTTTTATGCTTAAGAGCTGAATACATCTTAATAAGAGCGTCTCCAATCATATCATCTTTATATGAGTAGTTAATAAAGCTACCATTATAAGACAACCCGTATGCAATCTTCTTAATATTTTCAGCTAAGTCGTCAGTTAAGATATCCGAGTCATAATATTTCTGTAAGCTCGCTTTGAACTCCTTTGGTTTAATGTAATACTCTTCTTTACTCATATTATTAAATAATTATACTATCTACTTAAGATAAATCAACTACTAAAGTTGTACATCTGTATATTTAATCTTCTCCTTATCATAGATAGTCTTACGCTTATCACAATGTGCTTGACCATACTTAAGCTGATCACATATATCAAAAATAACCAACTTGTCTTTTGCATCATGCTTACGAAGTCCACGGCCAATTGATTGCACAGTTCGAATAAACGACTTACCACCTGCTGCAAATATAATATTGTGAATGTTCTTAACGTTAACCCCTGTAGAAAAGATTGCACTAATAGCCACACAAACAACATTAGTTTCTCGTTCCATTATCTTTTTAATTTTTTCCCTTTCTTCTACGTCAACAGAACCTCTAATAAAGTAAACTTTCTTACCTTTAATCTTACTAAAGTATTCTTCTAGAGCTTCACCATGAGCAATATGGTTAACAAGTATAAGAGTGTTGTTGTCTAGCCTACCAACTAGTTTTTGTAATAATAAGTTTCTTCTATCACTCTCATAGATGTATTCAAGTTCATCTCTATAGCCATTTGGTCCAGAAAAGTGTGGCGCTGGGTTATAGCTAATATTGAGTATCTTAACAACAACATTTGTAAGGTGATCCTCAAGTCTTAGTTCATAAGATGATTTTTCATAAATTACCGGACCCAACTTTCCGATAATTGACCACTTATTGAGATCATCTTCTGGTAATGTACCTGTAAAGCCGAATTTATTAGGTGTTCTTATTTGCTGAACAATCTTTGAAATCTTATTACCAGCAGTAATTTTATGGCACTCATCAACTACTAGAAGGTCGATATGTCTTAACCATTCATTCTCCTCAAATCTACTTTGAATAATACCAATATTAGCAATAATTACATTAGCAGTAAAATCTGGTTTAGTCTGACCAGTCCATTTAGTGAGCTTATATGTCGTACCACTATTCAAAAACTCATCATATGTTTGTGTAACAAGTCCTAAATCCGGTACAAGCATAAGACATTTAAAGGTATCTCTATCTCCTGCTGCTCTAAAGAAGTTTTCAATTAAGGCCGCAGTTGTAAATGTCTTACCAGCGCCAGTTCCGAGAACGCAAGTACCAGTTCCAAGCTTTATAGCCTTTCTAATAACCTCTTCTTGATAATCGCGAAGAGTAAATTCAAAATCATTAACCATTTCTTTATTAATACCAACTTTAATAGCTTTAGTTAGAGCAGGAGATACTTCGATGTCGGTTTTTATCTGACTCTTAATTAGATACTGTCTAATTGACCAGTATAGTCCTAACTCACAGTTACCGGTCGGAGTAATAACATACTTACGTTGTGGAGCAAACCGAGAATACCTTCTAGCAAATCTAGCGCCAGTATTTTCCACAGAAAAGTTTTCACGTATCTGATTAAATAGTTCTTTATCAGTACACTTAACTACTAACTTGCAAGGAGTCTTACCAGTTGCTTTTTTATAATCAAATGAGATCATTACATTTGCTCGAGCTTCATTATATCAATAGCATTCTTAACATCGAACCCCATTTGCGATAATACTTTCTCTACCTTTTCTAGATACTCTATAATAATATCAAACTCTCTCATCTTATCATTGAGCTCAGCAAGTGTATCATGCCTCTCTGCTGCTTGCTCTGCTGCTGATTGAGTAAGCTTCACCGGTGAGGTAGCAATTACCTCTCTAGTAATATTTTTTTTCAACTCTCGTTTTTTAGCAAACGTTTGATTACGAGCAATCTTTGTCTTAATAAGTTGAGCTACCCAATAATGCTTCCTTGCAGGTAAACGTAGAGATACTTCCTTAATATTAAAGTCGTCGAGAACTAAATCCTTACCAACCTCATCGATATATTTTTTAAGTAGTTCCATCTATTACCAATATAGTAATCTACAATTACGTTAAATCAACTAGTAGTTGATATTTTTTGCTACCATGGTAAATATACATATGTCGGAAGTAGAGCAAGCAGTAGATCCCACTAGTGTTTTAAGTTTATATTTAAGCCATGATGCAGCTGCTACGTATATAGACAAGGACAACAAAATTAAAGTCTTAGAGTATGAGCGATTCGTCAAACAGCGTTATGGTGCATTTACTCATACGATGAGTTATCGTGAAGGTCTTGGTACAACAGACGAGCAGCGAAGAGATTTTTTACAATATATTAAAGCTAATGTAAAAGGCAATATTAAAACAATTGCAATAAATGATCCTAATCTTCATGATGGGCCACTTATTAAAGAGTATTTTCCTAATGTAGAGTTTAAGACTGCAAGTCACCATGATGCGCATGCAGCAAGTGGTGCTTATACTTCTGAGTTGAAGGACGCAACACTGCTATCATTCGACGGTGGGGGTTATGATGATACTAGTAATGTTTGCTTTACAAGATCATATCTATATAAAAATGGTAACCTTCAACGTTTAACTGATTATAATTACTCTCTAGGTATACCCTATGGGCATATAGCAAAATGCATAAAGGAAATTAAAGCTGGGCCAGATTGTGAGGATCATTCTCTAGTTTACTCCGGAAAAATTATGGGGTTATGTGGATATGGTAATGTACGGGAGGAGTGGATCCAACCTATTGCTAATTATTATGAAAATATTCAGAGTCAAGGTAATGCTTTAAGTTTATTAGGTGAGGAAATTAATTTAAAATTGGAATTAAACTCTATAGAGGGTCAGGATGCATATGACTTAGCTGCTACTTCACAACATATTTTTGAGCATTTAGCATCTAACATAATTAATGATTTATTGAAAGCTGGTGCACCACACAATGTAATATTAGTCGGAGGCTGTGCATTAAATGTTTTGTTTAATCAAAGAATGGCACGTGCTTTAAAGGAAGTTGGTGGTACTCTCTTTGTACCACCTTATCCGAATGATTGTGGACTTGCATTAGGCCAATTTTTATTGTATACAGAAATAAAAGAAAAATTATCACCATATATGGGATTTGATATTCTTGATAGAGATAAGTTTGATAATTATAAAAAGGAATATAAAGCTACTAAATGTAGTATAAGTAAACTAGTAGATCATATCAAAGATGGTAAGATTATAGGTGTGCTTCAAGGTGAGTCAGAAATAGGACCGAGAGCATTAGGTAATAGAAGTATTATTTGTGATCCATCTATTAAAGATATGAAGGATATTCTTAACTCAAAAGTAAAATTTAGGGAATGGTATAGACCTTTTGCTCCGGTCTGCAGACTTGAAGATAGTGATACATATTTTGATAATGTCTTTGAGTCAGACTTTATGAGCTATGCTCCTACTGTAAAGGAAGAATATAGAGAAGTGCTACCTTCTATTACACATATTGATAGTACTGCAAGATTACAAACTGTATCTAAAGGAGGTCATAAGCTCTTTTATGATATTTTAAAAGAACTTAAAAAGCGTGATGAAATTCCAGTTATATTAAATACCTCTTTTAATATTAAAGGAGCTCCGATTCTAACTACTATCGAAGATGCATTATACGTATTAGATAATACAGAAATGGATTACGTTTATGTTGAAGGTTTTATTTTTAAAAAGAAGAGTTAACCTATAAATAATAGTATGAAAAAAACATTTGCTGAGCATTTTAAAGATTATATTGCTGAAGATATGACGACGGCAGATGCTGGGGTTGGTGCTACAAATGTAACCGGTGAACCTAAGCAGGGAGACTTTTATGCTCCTAATGATACACGTATACCTAAAATGCTCGGTAAAGTCGATACAAGAAAGGGTGTAGTCGGTAAGAAAGGTAAATCTAAGAAAAGGAAAAATAAGAGTAAGGGTATTAATGGTGTTTTCTTAAAGGGGGAGAATGAAGAAGAGGTTGAGATGAAGGATAATGGCTGATCTTGGTCATTGGGAAGGCCTTCTAACAGAGGAAGCACTTCCATATGGGTTTGTTTATAGAATAACAAACCTCATTAATAATAGAAAGTATATTGGTAAAAAGCAATGTCTTACGTTGAAGAAGAGACCACCGCTCAAGGGAAAGAAGAATCGACGTATATCAGAGGTTGAAACTGATTGGAAGAGTTATACCTCTTCATCTAAGGAACTTAACGAGGATATTTCAAAGTTGGGAAAGAAAAGCTTTAAGTTTGAAATACTATTTTGGTGTGAATCCAAGAGTGAGCTTGCATATTTAGAAACCTTGCTACAATTTAAAGAGGAGGTACTACTTAGAGATGACTACTACAACGGCATTATAAACATTCGCCTAGGAAAAGTTAAATTATCTCAACCAATACCTAAGTTATAAGGAACTCTAGTATAAATATTTGATATGTCTACTACCGCTCTAGTTAAAACAAAATTCAGTTACTTTGATGATGTACAGAATGTTGAGTATATAGATTTAGAGCCGGCTCTTGTTCAGTCTTGTAAGGATTATAATTATTATATTGCGGAAAATGAGTTAGGTAAGATGAGTAAGAGGGATAAAAACAGAATAGGTACTCATTTTATGTTACATCAAATTATTAATATATGTAAAGAGTCAGATACTAAGAAGATTTTTTACTATCGCGAGTATACTAAGTACCCTGTAGAAAATATGCTTGTTAAGCGTATTTTTAATGCACTACCAACAACGATTGTATACGATACAATATCATTTGATGCATTTTTAAGAGAGTTAAAGTATAGAGTAGTTAAGAGAGAGGATTCAAGTGCAGTTTGCTTCAAAAAATTTAAGAAGTTCCTTAAAAATACAGGCTTGACTAAAGTAGAAAGAGAATTTACCGAAAATGCTAAGGTTAAATTCTCTCTTTTACCATAAATAATGGTATGAAGAAGTTTTTGAAGCTTATCGCAGAAAATCAACCAGGAGCTCAAGATGAGTTTACTGTTACCTTAACAGATCCAGTAGGTGAAGTAGTAAATCAGTTTACAATAACCGGTGGTGATTTTGCCTTTGATAATTTTCAAGAGTTTAAAGAGGAAATGACGGGTGTCGCGGAGGATGGAGAGATGGATCAAGAGGATATTCAACAAATTCAACAGGATATTGCAGCTGCGGATGCAGTAACTGGTGGTGTGGATGCTAAAGCTGGTGCATTGAGTAGGGATGGTACAAAGATGGTTGCTAGTGCTAAAAATAAACTTTATCAAGTAATGGCAAAGAAACTTAATAACATAGCTAGAGAATTAAAATGATGAATAAGACATTAGAACTATTTAAAAAGTATGGTCTCGTTGAGGCAGATGAGATGGATGCAACAGATATGGCTGAACAGCCACCTATTCAAGATCCTGCAGAAATGACTCCAGAAGGTGAGAAGTATCTCGTTGGTCTTTTACTTAAAGCTTTTTTACATGTACCTGATGATAGTGAGGGTCGTATTGCTAAAGAGCTTCAAGGGGCGTTTGAAACTATGGATGCTAAGGACATTGCTGGTCAAATTGAAAACTTCCTTGAGCTTGGTGTTGATTCAACTAAAGCTGCACTTGATGATATTCAGGTATAAGGAACTCTAATATACTACAGGTATGGATAGCAAAATTACAAATGTATATATGCAGATGCTTAAGGAGAATTCTCCTAAAGAAGAAAAAGCAGTTGAATATACTATTGATAAAATTAAAGATCTGCTTGATACGATGGATATTGACCAAGCAGATCCAGAACAACTTAAAAAGCTGTATAATAGAATTCAGACATTTTCTGGTTATAGACCTATTAGGGATACTCTTGCTACTAAGAAATTTAGTTCTTCAATATTAAAGAAGTTTTCAGGTGAGATTCAGGCATTGATTGAGGATTTACCAGAAGAAGATAAAGCTAATTTTTTTAAATTCTTAAAGGAGGGTGATGAAGTTCCCTTTCCAGAAGCCGAGTCTGGAAATTTATATGATATTTTAGCCAATGTACCAGGTGTTTCTAGAAGTCTTGCTCAGCAAATTATGATTCATACTGGTCAAGATGATAAGAAGCGTGGTGTTGGTATGGGCGAGGTAGCGTTTGCTTTATTGTTTAGTAATATTGATGCAGCAACTAATAAAGGTGACTTGGAATTAAATGGTAAGGAATTTGAAATAAAAGGTGAAAATGCAGCTCTTGGAGCCACATCAGACGTTATCTTTAAAAAGAGAGTAGCAGAAGCATCAGAATATCTTAAGTCAAAAATGGGTATAACTTTAACTGGTAAAGGTCCTAGATATACTGGGTATGATGTTGGTGGTGAGATATTTAATGCGTTAAATGTTTTTCCAAGAGCAGTATCACATGCATATAAGTTAGCAAGTTCAAATGGTGCAGGTGATGATTTTAAGATGGCTTTTAAGGAATATTTAAAGATTTTTGGTGATTTTGATGACAGTATATTAAATAGTACAGTCTATAATACAATAGATCTCAATAACCCAAAATCAATTCAAAGAGGTATAGCAGTTTTAAACTTATATCGATATATTCTTCTAGAAGGATTTCCTTATTTTCTTGCTCATGATGTTGGAGCAGGTGGAAAGGGTACCGGTAATTATGTATTTGCATCCGGTTCCCCGGAGGAAATAGCAAGCAAGATCTATAACAACAAAAATGTAAAATTTGAGAAAGTTGCTTATAATGGATTGAGACCTAGAATTGGATTTTTAAGTAGATTTGCAGAAGATAGTGAGGGTAAAGTATTTGCATAAGGAACACTGATATAATTAAGAAAATGCGCAGTTTTAAACAATTTCACCAAGATTCACAACTTCTTACCGAAGCTAAAGCTAATACTCACCTAACTCACCTTGAAGAACTGGTATTAACCAAGGGAGAGAAGGGATATGATGTGGCTCGTACCATGATTAGCAATCTTCTCTCTAAATTACAGGGTAAATCCAAAAGAAGCGTTAATACTTCAGTAAAATGGGATGGGGCTCCTGCTATTTTCGCTGGAAAACACCCTGAAACAGGTAAATTCTTTGTTGGTACTAAGTCTATTTTTAATAATGAGCCTAAAATTAACTATACTGATGCTGATGTTGAGATGAATCATGGTCATGCACCAGGGCTTGCTGATAAACTTAAGAAAGCCCTTAAATATCTTCCAAAATTAGGTATTAAGGGCATACTTCAAGGTGATTTCATGTTTGATTCTTCTATGCTTGAGACGGTTGTACAGGATGGTGTTAAGCATATCGCATTTAAACCTAATACTATTAAGTATGCCGTTGAAGCAGACTCAGATCTTGGTAAAGAAATTGCTAATTCTGTATTTGGTATTGTTTTTCATACTGGTTATAGTGATTTAAACTCACCACCTCAATATGGTATCAATGTAAAAGGTCTTAAAAAGGTACCTGGTGTATGGGTTGATGATGCTGTATTTACTGATGCTACAGGAACTGTTACTCTTA